CCAAGGCCCAGCTCCTGAGTAGGAGCTATGGGACCCGTTGGCCCAGGTGTAGATCGAGGACGCCGTTGGGTTACCCGGCTGAGCCACGCCCCAGGCGTACAGGAAGATCTGCGCTGAGTTGATGGCCGACTCACCTGGCGGCCCCTGCGGTCCAGTTCCACCTGGGCCCTGTGGCCCCGTCGGGCCTGTCTGCCCGGTCGGGCCTGCCTTGGCCTTCGACAGCGCGTACGTCTTGCGCAGCTGGACTCCATCGACCAGCGCCTCGAAGGTAATGGAGCCCACGTCGGTGCTACAGCCGGTGATCGTGTAGATGCCGCTGCTGGAATGGATGGTGCCCGCGATGCCAACCGGTGCTCCAACCACGGAGTAGAAGACCCCGTTGCCCGTTGAGATGTCAGTTGAGCCGCGAAGGACCTTGAAGGAGCCACCGGCGTTGGTGAAGGCGCCCGGGACTGCGACACCGGCCGCGTCGGCCGCGATGGTCTGGGACTCGTTGGTCAAGTAGGCGGTAAGGGCGGAGCTGCCGTCAAACACCTTGTGGATGGTCATCGTATCGGTGAGCCCGTCCCACTGCGCCGTGATGATGACTGACTTGTTGTTCCCTAGAGACGAATAGAGCAGGCTCGCCGTAGTTCCTGCCGCCGTGAACGGGACAACGGGGTAGATATACCAGGCGGCCTCTCCAGCCAGGTTCTGTGACTGAAGGTTGAAGTTGATGCCCTCTGGAGTGGCTGCACCAGAGGAGCTGACGTTGAAGGTCTGCGAGGTAGATGTAATCCTCAGCGTCTTGCCGTCGATGCCGTTGGTGCCCGCGTAGCCGACTGGGTAGGGTGTGGTGGGCCCCCAGTTCGCGTTGGAGGTAGGTGTCGTGAGGTTGTCCGACACGGTGGTTGAGATGCCCCACAGTGTATACCCAATGACGGCCGTGCCAGGCAGCAGCGACCACCCGTTGGTCGTGGCCGGCAGCGTGAAGGTGCCGTTAGCCCACGTATAGGTCGAGGCACCCGATGGGTAGGTGTTAGGTTTTACCGACGACCAGCGGTACAGCTCAAGGACGCCCACCCGCTGCCCGTTGGCACCCGTTGAACCGGCCTTTGAGATGATCCTTGAGGTGCTTGCTGTCCAGGTGATGACGCTGGTCGCCGACCCACCGACGTCCACGTAGACCTGACGGCAGGCGTACAGCGTCGCGCCGTCAGCTGGGGTTGGTGGCACCAGGGACCAGCCGTTCAGGTTGCTTGGTGGGGTGAACTGCGCGGTTGCCCACGTGTAGGTCGAGTTACCGACTGGGAAGGTGGTCGGGTTCGACGTGGCCCAGCGGTAGACGTCCATCACGGCGGTGCGGGAGCCGGCCACACCGGCTGAGCCCTGGGCGCCCTGCTTGGACTTCGTGATGGAGAAGCGCTTGGTCGGCGATGGGTAGCCACCACCTGCGCGGGTGCCCGTGATGTCCACGTAGCCTGCGTCAGCGGTGATGCCCGTGATCGACACGGTGGGGGCGACGGACGTGCCACCTGGCAGGGAGGTCACGTTGCTGTTGGTCCTACCAAAGGTCCAGTTGGTGGTGTCATCCACCAGGCCCTTGTAGATGCGGATGCCCGTGACCGCGCTGTCAAAGGCCCCCGAGATGGGTGCTCCCGTCTGGTCACACGGTATCTGGTGCGCCTCATTGGTCAGCAGCATCGAGATGGCGTCACCCGACTCACCATCAACGCCGTCGCGGACCTTGATGATGGTCGCGTAGTCAACGAAGGTGGTCTCGCCGTTGCTGAAGGTCACGGTCACCTGGACGGAGTCGTACGCGCCCATCGCCGCGTAGGTAAGGACGCGCGTGTTGCCGGTGCCTGTGAGCGGGACCACCGGGCTCGTTGTCCAGACCGCGATCTCGTCCTCAATGCTGCCTGACGGCGTGGCTGTCAGCGTGATGGAGGTCGGCGATGGAGTGCCTGTGCTGCCGACCAGGAAGACAAGCGAGGTAGCGGACAGCCCTGCCACGGCGACAGGTGGTAGCGTGCGCTCCCAGGCCCCGTTGACGTACGAGTACAGCTGTCCGTCGGTCGTAAGGTAGACGATGGATGGGCCGGTGTAGCCAACTGGGTCAGGCAGCACGTCCACCTCAGGGATGCCATCGGCTGGAAGCCCGGCCTCCTGGATCTCAGCCGAGACGTTCAGCCCGACGCCGTCAAGTGGCTTGGCGAACGCGTCGTACGCCGCCACTCGGTAGAAGTAGAGGGTGCCGAAGGAAGTGTAGTCCTGGACGTAGGAGCCCTGGACGTCGTACGCCAGGTTGTCCGGTGTGATGACGAAGCCGGTCGTCTGCCCGCGCCAGACCAGCACTCCACCCCAGTCTGGGTCCGTAGGCACGCTCCAGGACAGCTTCACACCCTCGTTGGTCGGCGTGGCCTGGACGTTGGTGAGGGCCGCTGGGGCTGGGTTGCTGAAGGTGCCGATGGTCGGCGTCGTCAGGTTGTTGGCCGCGTCGCGGATGCGGACGCGGACCTTCACCGACCGACGAGGGCCGTCGACCCCACCGTCCGTCACGTTGGTATCGTAGTCGTAGGTGTAGAGCTGCTTCGAGCCGGCTGCCACGATCGGTACATACACGGTGCGAATGAGGGCGTCCGCGGTCGTCAGGACGTCCACACGGAAGTCGCGGGCGGTGGCCGTCGTGACCAGCGAGTTGGAGGTTGGGTTGACCCACTCGACGGTCAGCGTGCGGCCCTTGAACTGAACACCACCACCTACGACCTGGAGGTCCGTGACAGGTGACAGCGAGGTCGCGCCGCCACCGGCGGTTGAGATCGTGTAGGTGCCGAGCGCCCTCTCACCAAGAATGTTGTTGTAGCCGACCGCGTAGACCTCAACACGGTAGACGCCAGGCACGGCGTTGGTGAGCTCCACGTTGGGCGCGGTGCTCTCGATGGTCCGCCAGCCGCCGTTGTCCTTGCTCCACTTGAAGACGTAGGCGACGACGATGCCCTGGAGGGGGCGCTGCCAGGAGACGTTCAGCGTCCGGACGATCGTGTTGTCCTCGTTGACCTGCACCTCCTTGAAGACGAGGCCCGTCGGTGGTCCGAGCTGTGAGCCAGGTGGTGTCGTGAAGACCGGCGGCGGTACCTCGACGCCGCCCTCGATGCGCGCGTACTTCGCTGGGTCGTAGTAGACCGCGTCCACAGCAACGGTGCTGTCCTCCGAGAGGGCGACCTTGACGATGCGGAACTGACGAGGTGCCCGAACACCCGTCACGATGAAGTCGGTGTCCTCAGCTGGAGCGGCCGGCAGCGCGGTGCTCAAGGTCACCGTGTCGTGCAGGCCGATGCCTGTGACGCCCACGTCGATGGGCTGGCTCACGACCGTGCCGTCGGTCCAGCGCAGCTCAAGGGTGGAGCTGGCGGCGATGTCGACCTGGCGGTCCAGCTTGACCACCGTGGTGGTCGAACCCGCGGCCAGCCGCCCTGCCTGCTGGCCGTTGGCGTAGTGCTCATCGAAGACCTTGACGACCTCACCAACTCCAAGGTCAAAGCCATTCAGGAACTGCCTGAAGGAAACCGTCTCCGTCTGAAAGAGAGCGGTGTCGAGGCGCCAGAGCCCGGCGCGCCGTGCCTGCCCTTCCGAGGTGCAGCCGATGGCGACGACGTCCTCGGAGGTGTAGCCAAACACGTCCGTGGCCGATACCAGCTTCGTCTGCAGCGCCCCGGCCTTCACCGTGAACTTGTCAAGGGTGACCACCTCCTGCTGGTAGAAGTTGGCTGGGTTGTTCCACGTCACGTTGACCGCCGTCAGGCGGTCCTGCTGCGGTGACGAGCGGTAGGTGAAGAGCCCGTCGATGACGTTGCTCGTCGTGATCAGCTTGGCGGTGGTTGGCTGCCCAAGCGACGCCGGTGGGGCGTCCTGGATAAGTCGAGCCTGCCCACCGACCCAGACGACCTTCGCGTTGAAGGTGGCCGAGATGTCCTGTATCCACCGAGCGGCGTCCTGGCGGGCGATGAGCCAGTAGTTGAAGGTGAAGCGCGGCTCCTGCCCACCGTCTCCGTCGTCCACCAGCTGGTCGCAGTAGCGCGAGCAGGCGTAGAAGCCGTACTTGTCGATCTGGTCCTCGGTTACCCACTCGCCGAGACCGTACCTTGGGTTGGCCAGCAGGTCATATACCACCCACACCGGGTTGTCGGTCCAGGCGAACTTGAAGGTGCCGTTCCAGGTGCCCGTGTAGGTGCGGTTGATGGGGTCGTAGTTCGCCGGCACCTTGACCAGCAGGCCGTCTGCGAGGTAGGAGCGCGTTGGCACCGACGAGGACGACACCGACTTCGCATCGATGGTCAGGCCCACGTAGGCGGTGTTGGGGTAGGTCTTCTTGACCTCCTGTATCTCGGTCACGCGACCAAGCCAGGTGGCGTTGCGCAGTGTGGCCGACGCGTTGTCGTCCGTCGAGCGATATACGCGCACGGACCAGGTGCCCGTGCCTGGTGGGCGCTGGACGCGGTGCTGCTCCTCGTATGGAGACGTCGTCTTGCCGCTGATCTTGAAGCGCTTGACCTCCGAGAAGACACCGGTGCCTAGGCGCCGCTCGACATACAGCTCCACCTCGGAGCCCTCAAGGCGGTTGTTGGAGGTGTTGTTGTTGTAGAGCCCGTCGGGCAGCGAGATGGTCAGGCTGACCGCGTCGATGTCCGAGGACGACACCGTGTAGGTGACGGGAGTTACCTTCGTGATCTGGATGTTGATGGACAGCTCGGACGCGGCGGAGCTGAAGCCATTCATGTAGGGCTGGTCGTCAAGCCCTACCCGTGAGTCGAAGCCCGTCTTGCCACCGAAGTTGCGCGAGCCGTCCTCATTCATCAGCGGCACGTTGTTCAGGTAGATGCCCTTGCCGCCGCCTACGAGCCCTTCGATTGGCCCTTCGGAGATGACCTCCAGGACGCGTACGGTTGCGTTCGACTGGAGGGTGTTGTTCTCCTCGTAGAACTGGCTTCCGCCCTTGCCTTTGCCGCCGCCGGCGCCTTCGATGTCGCTCATGGTCCGGTGGACTCCCAGTAGCCGGTTGGGTTGATGTAGAGCGAGCCATTCAGGACGCTCGACACCACCTGGTCAGTAAGGTTGACCGTCGCGTAGTAGATCGCCTGGAAACTGGCCTCACCGGCGCCCTTGCCAACCAGGGTGTAGGTGCCGCTCGAGTTGATGGTCAAGTTGTAGGTCGGGGTGCTGCGCGTGACCCCTGGCGCGTACGGTGTGCCATCCACCTCGAACCTCGTCAGGGTCAGCAGTGAGCCGTCCACGTCGTTGTCGAAGACGTTGCCTGTGCGGGTCTCAGTGTGCTCGATCTGGACGCCATCGCCGATTGGAATGGCGCTCTTCTCAGAGGTGACCTCAGCGGAGATGACGATGGACCCGCACTTGAAGCGGCCATAGAGCAGCGGTACCGGGTGACCCTGTCCCTCGAGATTTACCGGCTGGTCAAACAGGTAGGAGCGGTTCTCGTCGACCGAGTTACCGCTGGACGTAGGTTGGTCCGCCAGCGCCATCGAGATGCGCCCAAGCGCGTAGGCGATGGCGATGTTGACCGCGATGTAGGTGACGGCGTAGGCAACGGCGTAGGCGGTCGTACCTACCGCACCGGCGTAGGCAGCCACGATGACCGCCACCTCCGCGCCTGAGCCTCGCTCATCGGTGGCCAGGTAGAGCTCATCGGCGGCACCGAAGCGCCAGCCGAGGTCCTCCTGGCGCATGTAGGTCAGCTCATCGCCCCGCTTCAGGGCCAGCGCGAAGCGGTCGCTCTCGCGCAGCGTGTCCTTGAAGCCGGGAAAGTTGGCCTCCAGCCCACTGAACAGCACGCGGACATCGTCCGCGTCAAGCTCAACCGGGTCTGGACATACCTTAGAGAGCGCTCCCAGCAGGTGAACGGTTCGAAGCATCTTGGTCCTCCAAGGTCTATTTAGGACTTAGGACCGTGCCTAACCGCCTTTACCGTCAAGCGCAGCCACGGCTTCAGGGGGTAGTACCCGCTTGCCCGGTGGATGAGGTGCTGAAAGATTGTGTCAGGTCCGGTGACCACGGCCGCGTGGTTGATGACAGGTGAGACGACCTTCATGAGCAGGCAGTCCATCGGCCGCAGGTCGCTTATTGGCACCTCGTGAAAGCCCGCCTCTTGAAAGTGGTCCTCGTAGTGCGAGAGCCCCTTCTGCCACCACTCCATGCCGCGTGGGTAATTGGGGATGACGAGCCCGCTTGCCTTCAGGCAGTCACGGACCGCCGAGAAGCAGTCCCAGATGCCATGAACGAAGGGCCGCCCATCAAGGGTCGCCGGGTGCTCCTCATCCAACCAGACGACGTCCGTCAGGTTCTCGCCCTCGGTGGCCGCGATGCCCCAGGGAATGGTGCCTTGGAGCCACTGCACCATGTCAAGGTGCGTTGGCCACTCCGGCGGCCACCTTGGAGCGGACCTCCGGTCAAATGGGTGGCTGTGCAGCAGCGCGGTGATCGGCCCCACCGTGGCGGTAAGGCGCGCCTGCTCCTCGGCCGACAGGCGAAAGTGCCGTGTTGGCTCCTCGTGGGTGTTGGTGCATGGCACGTAGCGGCCGTTGATGAGGACGCCCACCGCTTCCTTGGGGTACTCGGCGAGGACGTGGGCCTTGAAGTCGGCTAGGGCGCTCAGCTTCACCAGCGGCCTCGTGATGAGCTGATGCCTGGGAAGTAGTCCTTCGTGACCTGGCGGCGCGGCAGCTTGATGCCGAACTTGTCGATGACCGAGGACAGCTGCCAGGAGATGGCGTTCTTGTCGTGCGCCACCTTCTGCTCCACGAAGAAGACGTCCGGTTCAAGGAACTGGTTTGGATCGGGGTTAGAGCCGCCGTCCAGGTACTTTCCCAGCGTGCGCAGGCGGGTCACCTTGGCTCCGACTATGTCGCCAAAGGAGACGACCGCGTCCAGCATCACCTTGTTGACGTTCGACAGCGTCAAGGTAGGCCTAGGCTGCGTGCCGGTGGCCGTGACCTCCCAGCCCTCAGAGGTGATGGGAATGGAGAAGTAGGTGGAGCCCGCGAACGCGACCGAGCCGCCCTCGGCAAAGTGCGGCGTGAAGCGAAACACGGTCCCACCAAGAGGGACGAGGTCAAGGACGTACAGCTCAACGAGCGGTGAGTCGACCTCGAGCTTCTGAAGGGCTTCCATCAGTAGCACTGCCGAAGGGTGAAGGAAACGGTGTAGTGGAGGCCGTTGGTGGACTCTGACCAGCCCTCGCTCACCTTCCACTTCTTCTGGGTGACGTCGCCAGGAGCGGTCCAGGTAAGCACGTCCCAGCCCTGCACGGTGTCAAGCGCGGTCACCAGCGTGGTGCGCTCAGCACCCGTCAGGTTGGAGTAGGAGATGGACCACTCATCGCGCACGGCGTTGATGCCGTCAGGAGCGGTCTGCTCGTAGCCGTTGCCGAACTCCGCCCTCAGGGTGCGGTACTGGCGCTTCCGAGAGGAGCCTTGGTCGATGAGGGTGGTAAGGGGCAGAGCGGTAGGCATAGAGGTTCCTTAAGCTGGGTAGAGCAGGCCACCTGGGCGACGGGAGCTGGCGATCTCCCCACGGGCGACCTGCTTCATCGCGTCGACGACGGCCTTAGAGACGACCTGGCCGGTATCCCCGTTGGTGGAGCCCCCTTGGACGTTGACGGTGATCTGCCCGACCTGGACCCCTCCACCACCACCGCTGGCGATGACGCCGAGCTGGCCACTTGAGGTGCGCTTCAAGGGCAGCACCCCCTCAGGGCCCTTCTCACCTAGGGTGCCGATACCGCCGTTGAAGCCGTGCATCAGCCCCTTGCCATCGAAGACGTTGCCCTTGGCCGAGGCGGTGATGGAGCCCATAAAGGCGTCGATGAAGGAGCCACCCTTCATGGAGGCGGTGAGCCCGTCCATCAGGGGCTTGATGACGGTGAGCTGGATGATGAGGCGTGAGATGTCCTGAAGGACCGACGCGACGAAGCTACCGAAGTTCAGCTTACCGGTCGTCGTGAAGGAGACGAGGGCGTCCTCGATGCCCTTGAAGGCGCTCTCACCGATGCGCTGCACCAGCAGCATGTTCAGGCTCTGCTCCTTGGTGGTCTCGGTGGCCTTCTTGATGGCGTCCTCGAGCTGGAGCTGCTTGGCGGTGAACGCCTCGATGGGCACCAGGCCGGTCTCGTAGTCCTTGATGAGCAGCTCGAGCTCGCGCCTGAAGGTGGCCGCGGGGTCGGCGAGGTCCTTGTAGCCCTGGGTGCGGCGCATCAGGGACTCGTACTCGGTCTGGGCGGCGGCCTCGCGCTCCTCGTAGCGAGCAAGGTCCTCCAGGTCGCGCTTTGCGATGGCCTCCTTGATGGCGAGCCACTCCTTCCACGGGCCAATGGCGTCGCCGGCGAGCTTGAGCTCCTCCTTGGTCTTGTCCTTCTTGGTGCCTGGGGTAGTGGTGGCGGGGGTGACCACCCCGCTGCCTGGAGCGGCGACCTTACCGGAGTCCTCGGCATAGAGGCCCGTGGTCCGACTGTTGGCCGTCTCCCAGATCCTAGCGAGGTCCTCCTTGAGGGACTTGAAGGGATCTAGGCTGCGGGTCGCCATGGCGGCGAAGAGGGCGCCTATTGACTTCCCAACGGACTGCACCGCGGCGTCGAGCTGGATGAAGATGTTGAAGAGGGCGCGAATGGGCACCATCAGGACCTGGGCGGCGATTCGGATCCCGTCAAAGGCAACCTTGACCAACCCACCGTTCTTGTAGGAGTCGACCAGAGCGTTGATGAAGCCCGTAAAGGCAGGAACCACCTCTCCGACCAGCTTGGAGCCGACGACCCCAAGGATGAAGGCCATGTCGTTGTTGGCCTTCTCGAGGTCCCCGGCCGCCTGAACGCCGTCCTTGGAGATGCCGATGCCCAGGGCCTGGTACTCATTGGCCCGCTCCTGAGCCTTGTTGTACTCACCCACCGCGAGCATCGTCTCCCGGTAGTTCTTGCCAAGCACCGTCTGAAGGGCCGCGGCCTCGGTGGCCGTGATAGAGCCCTCCTTGAGCTTCTGCTGGTACTCAGCGGTGAGGGTGTTCAGCAGCTGCTGCGGGGTGGTCGAGTCGGTGACGGCCACATTGAGCCGCTCAAGGGCCTCCGAGGCGGCCTTGCCGTCCTCGCCGGCCTTGGAGAGGGACACGGAGGCCCGCTGCAGGCCCTGCTGGTAGGTCTCGGTGGAGAGACCGGCTCCCTCCATCTGCTGGCGCAGCAGCAGCGCCTGCGTGGCGGAGAGACCGAGCTTCTCGGCCAGATCACCGAGGTCATCCAGTGGGCCGGCGAAGTTCAGGCCGGCGATGATGCCCCCGGCTCCTGCGAGAAGCGCAACAGTGGCGGCCAACCCAGCGGGGGTCGCAAGCGCGCGGACCGCGTTGCTCAAGGAGCTGACCTTGGGGGTCGCTACCTCAGCGGCCGTCGTGACCTCCTTGACGGAGGCCCCTAGCTTGGACTGCGCGCGAGCGGCCTCGTCGGACGCCTTGGCCAGCTGGTGGACCGCTCCACCCGCGGCGCTGGAGAGCTGCCGCGCCATGTCAACGGTGCCGCCGTTGTCCTTGACGAGCTTGTAGATCTCCCGGCGCAGGGTGTTGACGCGGTCCTTGTGATCGCGAGTGGCCTCACTGATGATGAGAGTGGAGGCGAGGACCGCCTGCTGCGACTGAATGAGGCCGAGGTTGGCGGCGACCTGCTGAGCCGTGGCCGCGGCGGTGGAGCCGAGCGCCGTTCCCATACCCACGATGGCCGTGGTCGTTGTGCCTGTTATCGCGCCGGTGGTGGCGGTTACGGCGTTGTTGACCTTGAAGATGTCGTAGGCGACCTTGGCGGTCTCGCCTACGTTTAGGAGCTTACCCGCGACCTCACCGATCGGCCCAGGTAGGTCCTTGAACTTTCCAAGGGAGTCCCCAAGGGCCCCTGTGCTCTTGGTCGCCTTCTTGGCGACGTCCTCGGTGGTTGACCCTACCTTCTCAAGCTTCTTGGTTGCCTCGTCGAGGTCCTTGGTATCCGCAACGAACTTTAGATTGACGATGTCCATCACGCCCCTTTCTGGCTGGCTCGACTGACCTTGACGGCCTCATCGATGAAGGCGGTGTCCATCACCCGCAGGGAATGCACCTCCCATGGGTTGAGCGGCTCCGCCATCAGCTCAGCGTAGGCCTTGAGCTCCCCGTAGGTGATAGGCAGCGGCCCGTTCATTCCCTCTCCTCGAGTGCTATTTAGGGTCCAGAAGGTCCCAAGTAGGTAGGTGAAGGCGGTGGGCACCGCAACGGGGTCCAGCTCCGCGTCCAGGGTCGGAGCTGGTAGCCGCAGGCGGTTGAGCTGCTTGAGAGAGGAGGTGAGGTGCTGGCGCCGGGTCACACCCTTGGCGTCAGGGGTGTCAAGTCGGACGCGCTGACGAACGGATAGTTCGAGCTGGCGCAGGCCCTGTGCGAAAGAAGTTGGCACGCACGGAGACGAACTTCTCCACCTGTTCCCGTAGGAAGTTGAGCTCCGGCTTGAGCATGAGCTCAACTGCCTGCTCCTTTGAGTAGGGCAGAGGCTCACCGTCCTTGGACAGGCCCTTCCACCCGATGATGCAGGAGGCAACGAGCTCGGCGTTCTGCTGCTCAAGCTCCTCCACCTTGGGCTTCGAGTCATCGAGCATGCCCTGGGCGAAGCGCTTGGCGCAGGCGCGGAAGGGCGTTGAGTCATGGCCTAGGACCCGCAGCACGACGTCGGTGGCGGTGCCATCCGGTAGCGTGACAGGCAGGTCCTGTGCGATGGGCAGCAGGGCAGCGAGGTCCATTAGATGCTCCGGGTGATCATGAAGGAGGTGCCTGACACCGTGTCGTAGACCGACGTGAAGCCGACCTCAACCAGCACCGGGCCGGTGTCCGCGCGGACAAGGGTGCCGGTCGTGTAGCGGATGTCGGGGAAGGTGAAGGTCATGGTCTCCGCGGGGGTGCCGGCCGTCAGCGTGAAGCTCAAGGACGACGCGGTCGAGTTGCGGAACTTGTTGTAGAGGGTCACTGACTCAAAGAGCGCCGTTACCGTGCCTGTCACCTCGACCCGACCCAGTGAGACCGAGCGGTAGGAGGTGGAGCCAATGGCGTAGGTGCCAACGAGGTTGTTGGTCGCCTCGAACGCAACGGACGTCACGTAGGCGATGGTTGAACCCCCTTCGGAGATGGTGCCGCCGTCGTGGTAGAAGACGTCCTTCTTCGTCACCGCGGTGGGTGTCGGGTCGATGGAGGTGCTGGCGAAGGCCGAGGCCCCAAGGCCGATGACCGAGAAGCTGGCCTGGACCAGGGCCTCAGGAGTGACCTCCATTGACAGGGTGTCCAGCATCAGGCCGTTGATGACGCGGTACTGGGCGATGTCAAGGTAGCCTTCCTCGATGGAGAAGGAGCGGGCGTTGTTGCCGATCTTGAGGGTGTTGCCCGTCCAGTTGCCACCAGAGTGGGCCTCGAGGAAGGTGTCAAAGTTGTCGGGCGTCAGCTCAACGACGATGGATCCCTCGACCCCCAGGTTTCCCCGGCGGCTGAAGCCGATCTGGCGGTCCGCTCGGATGGTCGCGCTGTTGAGCTGCTCGGCCTGGAGCTCGGGGTCGAATGACACGATCTCAAAGAGCTGCATCTGAGGCGTGGGTGGGGTCACCCCAAAGGTGACCTCCGGGATGTAGGTGTAGGCACGGCGTGAGTTCTGGGCTGCTGACATGATGGTGTCCTTTGCTGGAGGTTGACCTTATTTAGGGTGAAGGGTCACCGCTCGATGGCCCACCGCACCTGCACGGGGGTCTGGTAGAAGGCCTCGATGCGCCCGCCGGTCAGGCGAGAGACGGTGCCGACGTGAACGGTGGTGGCCCCATCGGTCAGGGTGGTGCCGCGTGGAAAATGAGCAACGACCGCGTCGGCGAGGGCGTTCGGTGCCGCGATGCCGGTGTCGATCGGGTGAAAGAGGTCCACCTGTAGAAGCCCCTCCACCCGGTCCCGACCGTGCTGCCCAACGGTGAGCTGAACGGCGGAGGCGGGCAGCAAGGTGACCCTGCTGAAGGCGGTGGTGCTCTTGACCTGGTTGCGGGTGTTCTCCTCCTGCAGGGGAGGTAGCCCCGGCACGGTGGCCAGGTGGTCGGTAAGAAGGTCCTGGACGGCGGCGTAGCTCATAGCCCGACCCGCGCAGCGGCGGTCCGTAGGATGTCGTCGGCTTCAAGGGCCGTGGTTCGCATCATCGCCCTAGGGGCCATGCGAGGTGTCCCGTACTCCACGTAGGGGCCGTAGTCAACCTCGTTGAGAATGGTGACCTCCTGCGGGGTGGTGGTCAGGGTCCAGCCGGCCTGGAGGGTGCCTGTGAGCACCGGGGTGCGCTGCCTGACGCGGGCAAGAAACTCCTCCCCGAAGGCCCGACCGAGGCGCTCAAGGCGGTCGTCCAGGGCGGCAAAGGTGGTCTCGTTGGTCACGCCTTTACCTCCAGCTTCCATAGAAGGGTGGTGGTTGAGGGACGGATCTTCTCGGCGGTGGTCACGACGTAGGTCACCTTGTCGGCCACCACCTCATCGCCCACCAGCAGGTCCTTGACGGCCCCCGCGACCAGCAGGCGGCGCGTGTTGGACGCGGTCTGCGCCATGAGGGAGCTGGTAGGTAGGGTGAGGTCCTCGCTGAGCGCCCCCACGAAGACGCCTTGAGCGTTCGTGACGAGCGAGCCGTCGCGGGTGACCTTGACAGGTAGCCCTGACGCGGTGACCAGCTTGAGCGCGATGGAGTTGAGGACGGCGTAGTCCACGTCACCCCCTTACCAGGCGCATGGAGCCGATATCGCCGGTGCTGACGTCACCCGACAGAAGGGGGCCGAGCAGCATGTTGACGCGGTGGAGGGTGCCCTGTGAGAGCGTGTAGGGCTGGGCGAACTTGAGCTCCTGCTCGATGACGTCCACCTTGGTCCGCTCCTCCAGCACCGCTGGAGCGGGTGGGGCGAAGACGTTGACCCCGCTTTGGAGCAGAAGCGCCATCTCAGTGGTCGCGTCGGCCAGGTTGGAGGGAAAGTCGGGCTCGATACCGTAGCGGGGCCAGGCCAGCGGCTGGCTGATGGACACGCGCACGGAGATGTAGCGGGCCCAGTAGATGTCGTCCAGAGCACGGGTAGCCCGCGGCAGCATGACCGTGGGGTCACCGATCGGCTCCAGCCCCATCAGAGTGGTGTAGGCGAGAGCGTCGGCCTCCGAGACGTAGGTGTCGATGCCGACGGTGGCCATCCTTACTCCTTCTTCTTGAGCTTCAGCTCAGCGACCTGGGTCTTCAGCTCAGTGACCTCCTTGATAAGGCGGTTCAGCAGGTCAAGCACCTGCTCACGGTGCTGCGCGTCCAGGTGGGCGGCCATGGTCGAGGTGCGGTCCATCTAGGTCCTTTTCAAGAAATAGTGGGGCACTAAAGTGCCCCACCAGGTTCTTAGTTGTGGACGATGGCCGCTACGCCGATGGCCTTGTCATGGAAGACCTTGGTCCACGCGGCAGGAGATGCCAGCGAGACGTCCGTTGGGATCTGAGCGATTGAACCCGCCCAGGCCGTGCCTGACACGTGGAAGCCGAAGCGGTCGCGGGCGACCATCGTCTCCACGCCTTGGCCGTTACCCGCCAGCGCGATACGCTCAAACTCGATGGGGATGTCCTCCGCCGCGACACCCATTGCGACACCACCCGGGCGGATGATGTACGAGGTGTAGACGACGCCGTCCGTGGTGCCCGCGCGGGTCGGTGCCTTGTCATCCACGATGAGCGTGTAGCCCAGGTAGGTGCCGAAGCCGATGTCCTGCGTGTTCGTGGGCTGGAAGGTGATGAGGTTGTCCTTCTGCATCTTCGCGTAGGTCCGGCTGTGGACCACGAGACCACCGAAGCCGGCGTTGTCACCCCAGGCGTTGGTCACCGCGTCGATGAGGTTGGACGCGTTGAACGCCGTTGCGGCCGTCTGACCGGCAATGGCCTCCGAGGCGATCGTGTGCACCAGGTTCGGTGCAACCGTCTCGTTGATGGTGCCCGCGAGGGTCGAGAGCAGCGCTGCCTGACGGTCCGAGTTCTGGCGCCCGGCGATCTGCGTCGCGACAGCGGCCAGTGGGTCCGAACCAGCGAGGATGCCCGCGAGGTCGGCGAACTGGTAGACGCGGTTCCGCATGCAGCGGACGGCTACCTGCTTGGACGCGGTCACCTTCTCTGGGTTGGCCACCGTGGCCAAGTCGTCGGTTGGCGTGTTCGCCATCGTCGCGTCGTTGTCGATGTTCTTCCAGTACGGAAGGTTGAACGCCACGGCGGGGCCAGCGAGGTAGCCGGAGTAGGCAGGGTTGAGCGCGATCAGGCCGGATGAGATCAGCCGGTTGCTGTTGATGGACGCCTCCTGGACGTAGCCAGCGAAGACGGTTGGGACGATGACGTCCGAGAGACGGGTAAGTGCCATTTAGGGCTCCTGTTGAAGTAGGTGAGTTCGACTGTCTTCCCACTCCGAGGTGACGTCGTTGACGCCTTCCTGGGTGCCCGTTGGACGCCGGTAGGTGGGTCGTTGACCGCTGCCTACCCGCAGGACTTGCACTTATTTATACGAAACCCCCGGTCAGGGCAGCGCCACGTTGAACTCCGCCGCGAGCCGCTTGGCCAGCGCGGGGTCCTGGCGGTAGACCTTCATCTGCTCGCTGAGGTTGCGTGAGGCCGGGTTCCACGGGTTGGTGGAGCTTGGGCTGCCGCTTGGACGGGCACCTGAGCCAGTTGTTCCAGGTGCCTCGAAGGCCCGCTGGAAGATCGGTGAGCCCTTCAGCTCGTTGATGAGGTCACCAAGGTTCGCCTCCTTGCCGTCGTCCTTCAGCATGGGCACGCCGTTGGGCGCAAGCACCGTGATCGCCACCTTGCCGTCCTTGAGCTCCGCCCTGATGCGGTTGCGCAGGTGCGGCTCCAGCAGCTCAGGCACGCCCTTAGCCTCGCGGATGGCGGCGCTCAGCTTGTTGCTCACCTTCTCGTCGATGATGGTCTGCCGCAGGGTAGCGAGCTCCTGCTCCTTGGCCGACAGCTGGTCGCCGTAGTGCTTCTTGAGCACCTCGGCGTTGCCGTCCTTCTCAGCGGCGAGCAGCTCGGCCTGGCGCTTGGCCTCGGCGGCGGTCCGTGCCTGCTCCGCGAGGTCCGTGATGGCCTGCAGGCCACCAAGCTCCTCGACCTTGGCAAGCTGCTGCTTGAAGGTGGTCAGCTGGCCAAGCAGGTCATCGCGCTTGGTGATGAGCGGCGACTTGGCCTGCTCGATGAGGGTGGCGATGACGGCCTTTACGTCGTCCTTCTGAAGGACGGCGGCTACCTCGGGTGATACGTTGTCAGGAAGAGTGAGGTCCATATGGTGTTATGCGGCTTGAGAAGGGGCCACCTGTTCTGGTGGTTCGGTCTGCGCCTGGAGGTCCACGGCGAAGGTGGTGTCGATGGCCACGGACCCGCTGACGGGTCCGTGGCCAAGGTAGATGGCGGTTAGCGCGAGACCTTGCTCAAGCGCCTTGGCGAGCGCGAGCGCGTAGTCCTTGAGCACCGATGAGGAGCTGGCGGTGTTGACGGCGACCTCAGTGGCGGTGGTTGGCCCGGACCTGGACGCGGTGAGCGTGACGCCGTACTCGTCCATCTTGGTCTCGAGGTCGGCCATGTGCTGGAAGCCGGCGCTGAGCGCTTTGCCATTGGTCTCGACCCACTTGGCGTCACCTTCAGGTCCCGTTGTCAGGACGGAGTGGATGGAGATCTCCTGCTCCCGCTGCTTGCCGGTAACGGGGTCGATGCCCGCGTCGTAGCCCTTGATGTGAAGAAACGGAACTCGCGCCACGTGCAGCACGTTGGACTGCTCGGAGCTGGACTGCCAATGGGCGACGTTGAGCTCCGCTAGGTCCATCAGCGGCGGTGTCCCTATGTAGAAGCCGACGCGGTTGGTGTAGATGGGGACCACGGGTATCTGCGGCATCCCGGGAATGACGCCCTCGGCGGCGACGACCCAGCCCGTTCCTGCCTGGTTTCCACCGGTCATTGGGGCCAGCGTGGTGGCCGCGGCGTTGACCCGGCGGTAGACGGTGAAGCTGACTGGGTCCGTGCTTGATGGCTGTGTGAAGACGCGCACCTGCTCCACGGTCGTCTCCGTCAGCCCGTCAGGTGACAGGTCAAGCGCGTACTCCCTGAAGCGGAAGTGCGTCAGCCGCTCCGATCCACCGTCCATCGCCGAGTAGGCCGCGAGCACCTGCGTGGCCTTGATAGGCACCCAGTACGGGCGGTCGGCGTCGGCCAGCGTGACCACCGGCTCCTCGCGGAACGGTAGGTCAACTAGAAAGTACGAGACACCACGGTGAAGCGCGTCGGTGAAGCTCTCCTTGGCGAACTCGGTCAGCGAGCGGTCCTGGGCGTCCACGTCCTCGGCGAACAGGAGCACCTCACCTGGATACCCAGCAAGCTCGATGTCGGCACCAAAGGTCCGTGACACCGCCTGCGTTATCGTCTTGCGGTAGGCGTTGTAGAGCGTCGAGCGGTTGACCCGCGCGTTGTAGTCCGCCTCGTGCTCCTTGGGGTTCTTGGGCAGGTAGGCCTCTCGAGCTGCCCGCATCGTGGTGGTTCCGCCGTAGAGCGCGTCCACCAGCAGCCACTTGGAGCTAGGGACGGCGAACTTGGCGCTGGTCTTCGTGGGGTCAAGCATGATTGGGTCCCTTTGCCTTTAGGGTGTATTTAGGGGTCAGGTCACCAACCGGTGCTGCGCTTCAAGCCGGTTTCGCAGTGGAAAGGTCGCCCAGACGAGGTAGCCGATGGCGTCCGTTGGGCCATCAAGGCCGGTGCCTTTCTCGGGTTCGCCCTTGTCCGTGTAGGTCTGCTGCTCGAGGCAGCGCACGAGCCCTGGGCACCGGTCCACGTTGATGAGCAGGCGGCGCTCACCTCGGCTGCTCTCAAAGAGAGAGTTCACTGAGGCCACGCGGTCCACGACCCGTGGGTTGGCGGCCCCGACGCGCAGCTGGAAGCCCGCTGACCGAAGCTGGGACAGGTTGGTGTTCCAGCCGGCGGAGTCACGGCGGTCACCTGACGCGTCGGGGCAGGCGATGATCGTCCGGTCACCGTAGCGGGCCACCACCTGTGAGATGAGGTCGCGGGTGTCTCGGACCGTCGGTCGCTCCTTGAAGGAGACGAACTCATCCACCACCAGGAGCCGCCCTTGGTCGATGACGGCCACGACGCACGACATCGCGTCCACGTTGAAGTCGATGCCGAGCAGCAGGGGCCGGTCGGTGAAGTCGGCCGCCGTGGCCGTGGTGGAGCAGGTGGCCCGGTTGAAGTAGCGGTAGACCGTGCCCGTCGTGAAGTTGCAGAAGTAGCCGAAGGCGTAGGCCCGTACCTGCTCGGGGGTCCGCGTCTCGAAGATGTTCTGGATGTAGCGATCGGGCAGGTGCGGGTTGTCCAGCGTCGTGGCTCGAATGAGGCGCCGGTTGACCGCCTTCGACGGGTCCTTCGTCGGCTCGTCGTCGAAGAAGCGCCAGCAGTAGCGAAAGCCCTCCGGCGTCGTCGTGACGGCGACCTGGTTGACGGCGCCGACGCGGACCCGCAGGGCAAGGGCACCGTGGGCCTCGGCGGCCGCAGTGGCCGGCAGCACGTCCAGCTCGTCGGCGATGGCGAAGGCCGCGTTGAAGCCGACCAGCGGCTGGCCGTAGGTGACCGTCTTGATGGTGCTTGGACGCCGGTGCGGAAGCTGCAGCTCGAAGCGCAGGCTCGACCTGTTGTAGTGGTAGGGAATGGACAGCTGCTCCAGCACCTCCTGGACGGCCAGGACGATGGTGTCGCGGGCGGTGGACGCGTCCGTTGAGGCGATCAGCCCCAGGTGCCCCGGGTTCTTCAAGGCGAGGTCAACGGCCTTCAAGGCACCGGCCCGCGTCTTCCCTGAGCCCATGCCACCTACGAGCGCCAGGTGAAAGGTGGAGTCGTCCTGTAGGAACTCAAGCTGCGCGGGCAGCAGCTGAAGCTCAGCCACTCAGCTTGCGCACCTCTGGTGGGCCGGTGGTGGCGCCAGTGGCCTGGTCGCGCTTCGCCTTGGTCAGCGAGATGAGCAGGCCGGCGACGCCGTCGGCGTCCGTCAGCGAGCGGATCGCGTCGCGCGTTGCCTCGTTCTCGGTGCGGATGGAGGCCAGGCCCTCGCGCTTCTCTTGGATCTTCTCGAAGTGCTTGAGCGTGTCCTGCTTCAGGCTTGACATATGCCTCCGCTCAGCGGGGTCCTCGATGGAGTCCGTGTCGCAGTACGCGAAACCGAGCAGCTCCTGCGTCACCCGGGCGAAGAAAAGCGCTCGACCTGCAGCCAGGGCAGATATTGTCAAGGGGTGCTGGTCAAGGGTGGCCGAGAGAATGCCTAGAAAGCCCGCGGTCGCGCGGTTCGTTGGGTTGTAGTACGCACCGAGCCGACGAACGTACTCATGCCACTCGGGGCTGTCCTTGTGGTAGGTGCCGTGTGGTCGCTCAGGCAGCGGAGGTAGGTCAAGCATGAGGTGTGCCCTTGCGGGTCCTTTGTTTCGGTGGAGGTCTATTTACCGTGGTGGGCGGTGGCTCGTCAGGTTGGGGCAGCGGTTCCATGCCCAGCTTCGCGCGCAGCCGGTTGATCAGGGCACGGAGGCTGTCCGGTGGGGTAGGTTTTTTTCGCTTGGCCATGCTCGTATTTAGCGCAGGTTGACCCTTGTGGCGGGCGGGCCCAAAACGCTGACTCGGGAAAAACATCACCCTAAGTTGTTGCCCCGTATACACTTTTTCCACGACACGACCAGACGCTACATCTAGTGCCTCTACCCAAACATCACCCTAAGTTGTTGTCAGGGTTAGTCTTTTTCTGAAACCCTGGTGGTCTCGTACTTTTACGCGCCAGGTAAGGCTACCCAGTCACCTTTTCGTGAGAAGGCGCTCCAGGAGCTCCTGGGTGCGCCCCTTCTTGCGGAGGTCGCCGCACTCGGTGAGGCCGTACCTGATGTCGTCGCCGTAGATGTGGTAGGTGCAGATGTGCTGCGGTTGGTCGCGCCAGACCTCGTCAAGCCGGGCCAGCAGGGCGTTGGCCTCGATCGGTGCTCGGTTCGTCAGGTGGCCTCGCAGGCCGTCCTTGAAGGTGGCCTTCGAGGTGTAGAGCTGGCAGGCAAGGCCGCCGTTGGACGGCACGGCGTGCAGGTCGAAGATGAGCATGGTGGCTCCCTGTAGGGTGGTCGCCGACGGTAAGGGAGCGACCTCGGTAGGTTCCGTCTTGGTTATCCCGGAGAACGAGCGCTGGGTCTTCTGGCCGTCGTCCCGCCAGCTGGACGCGTCCGACACGGGCTGTCCATGATCTCGCCCACCTTACCAGGGGCTACCAATACTATGGGACGACCGTGTATTTAGCGGGCAGGTCGAGCTGGAGGCCGTGGCCGGCCGACTGTAACAAAACGGTAATAAAGCGGGTCTGAGGAGGGGGTCGGGAAGTTACCCCCGGAAGGGCAAAACTAACAACGAGTCCCCTTTATAAGGGGCGTGCCATTCCGGGGGTAGCTTTTGACGGCCACGGCCTCCACATCAACCTTCTCTGACCAACAACCACCCGTCCAGCGCCAGCTGGACGGCCTTTACGCTGCCCGGCACCGCTTTTTTCCTCGTTTTCACCCCCGGCTTGGCAAAGTGAGCCATGCCTGTCAGTCGTCCCTTGTTCGTCACCGCGTTCAGCTTCGCGTTCAGCTTCGCGTTTAGCTCCTTCCTGCGCGCACGGGCCACAGCACCGGTGTAGATCTTCTCCTCCTTCGCCACCAGCTCGTGAAACCTGACCCGGTAGGTGCGCCGGTCGTCGGAAGCGCCGTCCAGGTGCTCGGCAACCTCCTTCCAGCGCAGCGGGCCGTCGGCCACGTACCGCTGGAGCAGCTCCCAGTTCCGGTGACGGTCCACGGTCGGGTCCTGGGCCGCGGCCGTCACCACCTCGAGCAGCCGCTTCTTCCCATCCACTCCAGGGAACTCCTTGACCCACGTCTCCCAGACCAGCAGGTGCCTTGGCCAGGCGAAGAGCCAGTCCGGCAGGGAATGCTCGTAGACGAGCGTCGACCGGACCACGGGCAGCCCCTTGATTGGTGACCGTCTCTTCACGAGTCGGTCCACCTGGGTACAGCGGTAGCGCCCGCGGTTGAGCAGCGCGTTTCGCAGCCGCGGGGCGCACAGGACCAGGGTGTGGACGCCAGGCTGGTGGCGGTAGCCCATGGACCGGCCCACGGTCTGGTTGAACTGGTCGACCGCGATCAGCGTGCGTAGCTCCTCGACCACGCCGTCATCGTTGGGGTCCAGGCCGATGTCCGCGGCAAGGGTGGCGGCGGCCACCGCGGGTGGCCAGGAGATGGCGGTCACCGTGTCACCCGTCAGGTCGTTGCGCCCCTTGGTGTTGGCGTGGTTGTGTCGGCTCTGGGTCGCGTCGGCGATGAAGAGCAGGTCGGCCTTCTCCTCCACCGCGATCACCTTGGCCATGCCCGCCAGGGCCGGGCGGGTCTTGGAGTGGGCGAGAAGCGTGTCGGCTAGAAAGAGGTGGTCCTCGGTCTCAAGGAGCTCCTGCACCTCGTGGACGAACAGCGAGTGCCCGTAGAGGTGCCTCAACCGCTCCTCAACGCCGACCTCGGTCGTCGTGAAGATCAGCGGGAGGTGCGGTGGCACCTTCGCGAAGAGCAGGTCCTCAGGTGCTCGCTGGTGCTTGACCAACCAGGTCCCGTTCTCAAGGGCAACGGTTGCCCCGCGCAGGGTGTCGCGGTTGGGGTCGTCCACGATGACCACGCGGTTGAAGCCAGGGCGCGAGGCAAGCCGTGAGCCCGTGTGAAAGCTGGTGACGAGGACGGGGGTGGTGGAGCGGCAGCTCTCGGCGGCCTCCTCTCGGAGCCCTTGAACGAGGGCGTCTGCCTCGTCAAGCGGCAGCTGCAGCGCGTCGGCCACCTTCTCGATGGTCGCCGGGATGTCGGTGTACGCGTCGTCGTCATCACCGTCCCGGCTCGTCATGACGGCCGCGATGCCGTGTCGCTGCTTGAGCAGCCCGCCAAGCGACCACGCGTGCGCGGCTCCATGGTCCGCGAAGTCGGTCACCTTGGCCGCGGCCTGCACGTGGCTTGGGCAGCAGAAGAGCACCGAGCGCCCAAGCGCGAGGACGCCTCGCGTCAGGACGGTGCTCTTGCCCCAGCCCTCAGGGGTAAGGAGGAGGCTCACCGCGTGGTGGATCGCGGTGGTGAGAAAGGTGGTGATGATGGGGACCCGCTTCTCCCAAGGGAGCGGCAGAGAGAACTCTCGCGGCTCGGGGAGAACTACCTCCTCGCGCTGCTCAATGGGGTCGTCGTCCGCGTCAAGCAGCGGCTGCGTGGTGGGAACCTTCCGCTTGAGCTTGAGCCCCTTCTCAGGGGGCGGCCACAGCGTACCACACGAGTGACAGTGGAGGTAGGGCGTGCCTGCCTTGTTGACGTCGGCGAACTCGGAACCGTGGGCGTCGACGTGTGCGGGGCAGACGATGCCGCCGATGTGGCCGCTGACGTCGCCGAAGCGGATGTAGCCGCGGTCGGTCTCTAGCTCGTGATCGAGGCTGAGGTATACCTTCTCGACCAGCACCCCCTTCTCCATCCGCTTCTCACGAACCAGCCCCGGACCAGCGAGCCCGCTGCGCTCCGCCTGCAGCTGCTGCTCCACGCGCTTCGCGCGGTCGGCGACCCGCCCTTGGGCCCGAACCGTGAGGCGTGCCTGATCTGCCTCGCGCAGCGGAAAGGCGTCCACGGGGACCCGCGCACCGAGGTGGTGGACCGCCACCGGCTCCTCAGGGTGCTCTGCCAACCAGCCAGGCAGGAAGTAGAGCTGCTCCCCCTTGACACCGACCGGGTCGATGGCCTGCGTCTCCTTCTCCGGTGGGTTGAGCGAGGGAAACCTCGCGTCGATGCGGCGCGTGAGCTCAACCGCCTCAGGGACGGTCAGCTCCCGCTCGGGAAAGAGGACCACCCGGAAGCGAGGGGAACCGGGTCGAGATGAGATGGAGGAGTAGGTAACGCGGTCGTAGCCATCGAGGACCGCGTCGGCCTGGTCAATTGTCAACCCGCTGTCGATGTCCAGCACCACCAGCGTCTGAAGCGCGATGTTGTCCTTGCCTCGCTTGGGCGTGTGGTAGACGTAAGGAAGAAAGGCGTGCCCGTTCTTTACGTCCTCGATCAGCCTGAAGACCCGGTCCCGCTCCTTCGCCAGCTCCTTCGCCGTGTCGACGTTCCCAGCGAGCCGCTCCAGCCGCACCTGCTCACGAAGCTCATCGTGCTGGCGCTTCCAGCGGTGGTAGGTGCCGTAGGTGGTGTGCTTGCGCTTGAAGCTGGTCAGGTCGTCGACGATCACGTCGATGCCGACGTCCAAGAGCTTGGGCTCCCGGTCATAGAAGTCGTTGATGAAGGAGAGGCGCATCAGCAGTCGCGCAGAAGACTGCACGTACCATCGCTGCGATATACCAGCATCCCATAGTAGATGCGCCCATCTACGACCGGCCAAGCGCCATACGCATCAGCAACCCAGATTGTGCCACCGTCGTCGGTGCGCACCTGGATGTTGGTTGGCACCCCTTTCGGGTACTCGTCCGCCAACCACCTGTTAAGTTTATCTTGGTGCTGTGGGTGCTTTGCGATGGGCTTCACAGCGAACCCTCCAGCGTGTAGCCGAAGGGATCGACCGCGTCCAGCGCGGCGATGACCTCATCGACCTTGTGGTCCGGCAGGTCCTCGAGCAGGATCGTGACGGCTCGGTCGAGGTCGGTATAGCCGAGGGCCGCGAGGGCCGCGTCGTAGCGGTGGTCGTCAAGGTGGATAACGTGGAGAAAATGCATGGTTGGCTCCATTGGTTGAGGGTAGGACCATCATAATACATGCGGCCCTGGTTGTACACCGCTATTTAGTAACGCGTGTATCCTGAATATACCATCTACGGAGGTCACCCACCAGTATAAGATACACCATGCTCCTCTTCAATGACCTTGAACCAGGTGAGCCACCACCGGCTCCACCCCCTATTGACTCTCCCTTTGAGCTGGCCGTCCTCATCACGGCCAGCGGCAAGCCGTTTCTAGCGGTATCCAAGCGAACCACCGACCACAACGGTCGCGCCGTTGTCCGCCCGTTGTTTTCCTCAGACGAGGTCGGCATCGCGATGGACGACGACGAGGCCGCCGAGGAGCTGAACCACCGCGCCCTCGCGCTCCTTCCCTCAATGGACGAACCGAGGGCCCTCGCCCTCCTGGAGGCCTACTCATGATGGTCTACTTCTTGGTCGACCCAGCCGACCCCAACACCGCCCGCTACGTCGGCCGCTCGTCGCGTGAGCCGGCCACCACTCTCGCCGACCACCTGTCCGCGGCCCGCATCCGGCGCCGCCGCGGCATCGAGCCAACGCCGGTGATGGCGTGGATCCTGGAACTGCTGGACGCGGGCTCACGCCCCCTGCTCTTCAAGCTGGCCGACAACCTCAGCGACGCGCAGGCGTCCGAGCTGGTGGAGGCCCTCACCGAGCAGGCCGGCGGCACCTACCTCAACAACCCGGCAGGTGCCCGCTGGGGCAAGCCACCTGGCATGCTGGATTCTCCCGAGGGGCGGGCCAACAAGCAGCGCGCCGCCAAGGACCTCGCTGAGCGGCGCGCTCACTCCCTGGAGGTCGAGACGGAGCGAAGAAGGAAGAAGGGATATCCCCACCCTGAGCTGCTGATGAACCACCCGCTGAACTGGGAGTACCACTGCGACCAGATCCGGAAGACGAAGCGGAGGGCCACCGACGCGGCCCGCGCCAACATGGCGGCGGCGATGAAGGCACACCACGCCCGTCGGGTGGGTAAGGTGTAACGCGTTACACCTTGACTGTTTACTTCCTGGGCGGTCGTGATATGATAGCCTTATCGACCAACCTCAAGGAAAATGATGGCATCCACGCAGCAGAAGCAGGCCGAGGCGAAGGCCCGGAAGAAGGCGGAGGCACTCACCCAGAAGCTGGTGCAGGCCGCTCGTCCCAACACCACGACCTGGGTTGATGACAGCTACGGTGAGGCCCTCGGCCGGCTGCTCATCAAGACCGTCGATGGGGAGCGCAGCACCAAGAGCAAGGGGCTCCGCCACCTCGAGCAGGTGCGGAAGATGACCGGCTACATGGGCGAGGAGAGCTCCATCCAGGGCACCAAGGTCTGGTTTCTCGACACCTCCAAGTCCTCCCCTGGCTGCGGCTTCATCTCGCCCCTCTTCTACGACGCGGACGGCCACTGGGACAACGCCCTGGCCGCCAAGGAGGGCATCACGATCACGCCTCACGCCCTCGGTCGGTGCTACCAGCGGCTGCGGACCAACAGCAGCACGGACATCAAGGCCCTGCTCCTGAAGCTGGTCGGCCTGGCGGACGCGGCCGACTACCTAGGTGAGGAGGTCGAGGTCACCGTCCCAGGCGGCACCTTCTACCTGGTCCAGGACAACCTCCCCGTCTCCTGGCACAAGACCATCAAGAACATCCGCGCCTTCTGCGAGAAAGCCATGATCGAGAAGGGCGAGAGCCTCGACGACCCGGATGTGCAGGAGGCCATCGAGATCCTCATTGATGAGCAGGAGGTGCCCATCAAGGTGACCGTCGCAGGCACCAACCAGACCCGCGAGGGCAAGGTCACGCTGAAGCAGGCCCGCGCCCTCAAGATCGGCAACCCCCAGTGGGTCGTCAAGACCTTCATCGCCACCAAGCCCTAAGGAGCACCACATGAACGACTGGCCCCAGACAACGACCGCCCTTGGAGCGGCTTCAAGACCTTCTGCCTGAGCGAGGGCCGCTCATAGGCCGACGCCCAGCGGTTCTCGGACTGGGAGTTCGAGCTCATCGAGGAGATCGAGGGCGAGTCCGACTACGATGAGTTCTGCGCGCTCTACGCGCGCTACCGCGTCGCGATCGGTGAGGACGAGGAGGACACCCGCAGCCCGGCGGCCAAGCGGCTCGACTGGCGGTTCGGGGACAAGGTGTAACCGTAACACTTCTCGAGTGTTCAACCTAGGTGGTTGATGTATAATGGCTCTATCGACCAACCACCTAGGAGATTTCAAATGAGCCTCAACGAATCCCTCACCATCACCGACATCGACGCCACCATCGCCCAGCTCACCGCGCTGAAGGCGGTGAAGCAGCAGGCCCTGCACGCCCAGCACGCGGCAGCGGTAGAAAACCTCGCCATCGCCCGCGACATGCTCAAGGAGGCCGAGGAGACGGTAGCCCGCATCGAGAAGGAGCTCAACATCAAGCCCGCGAAGCTCTCGCTGGTGAGCTCGAAGCTCAGCCCGCTGGAGGAGGCCCGGTTGAACCCCTGCTTCTTCGACAGCGGCGAGATCAACGCGGCGGCCACGGCCAAGAGGTATGGCATCCCCTACAACGCCGCCCGCAAGCTGAAGCACGCGTAACAACCTTGGGCCGGAGTTACACTTCTCCAGTGTACAACCGGCCCAGCTGTGTATAATGGCTTTAGGCACCAACGCCTAACCTCTGGAGAAAGCACTTGAAAAACCTTGCTAAATACTTGATGGATGTCTTTACCTACATGCACGGCACCCACGGCAGTGGGCACGACACCGAGTTCTCCTCAGCTGAGGGCAGCACCATCGTCTGGGGCTGTCAGGAGGGCATCCCAAGCCACGTGGTGGCCTCAGCCCTGTTCCGTCGGCGCCTGCCCAACCAAGGTGGCATCAAGCACATCGAGGTGAAGCCTGAGGTGCAGAGTGTGCTCGATTACCTTGAGGCCGCTGCGTGATACGAAAAGAAATCGGTCTCGAACAATTTTACTCTCCACAAGCCACGGCCAACTGGGTGGTGCAGGTGCTTCGAGATCAACCTTTCTGGATTGACATCGTCGAGGCCATCGAGCCCACCGCTGGGAAGGGCGTGTTCGTCGAGGCCCTTCGCCCCTACTTCCACTACCTCACCCTGCACGCGGGCGACCTCGAGCCCAAGCACCCCGATGTCAAGCAGTGGGACGCCTTGAAGGTGGATGTGCCTGCCCTGTTGTGGCACCCTACGAAGGGCGTGCAGGTGCCGAGGGACCACGTGCTCTTGATTGGCAACCCTCCGTTTGGACGCCAGTCTGCACTTGCAAAGCAAGTCTGGTCGCATTACAGCCCCCATTGCGGCTACGCGGGAATGATTGTCCCGAGGAGTATGGCTATTCCGAAGTGGTATTCGAAGAGCCGAACTATTCCTGACGACCACGACCTGCTGTCAGTGCATTCGCTACCAAGCGACAAGTTTGAACTCCCTGATGGCAAGACGAAGTCCATCAAGGGCGTCGCCCTCCTCATTACTCGTCACAAGTCTCTTCGAGATGGACCATCGTATGCAAGTAAGTGAACTCAAGAAGGCGGTGAGCGCCTACAAGCAACAGAAGAAGAACTGCGGACGTCGCAAAGACCGTAATGGTACCCCCATTGAGATGCGTCTGACCTTCGAACAGTGGCTTGACATCTGGTTGTCCTCTGGCAAGTGGGAACAACGTGGTCGTGGAACGGGTAAGTAGGTGATGTCACGAGTTGATGACCTTGGGCATTACGAACTGGGTAATGTCAAAGTCAGCCTGAACGCAGACAACATTCGTGAGAGCGCCCCTCGTGTTCGTGCCAAGTTGCTTGGTAGACCTAACGTGAAGAACTCTCTGAATAGACTTGGTAAGGTCCCACCTTGCGCCATTACGAACAGGAAGCCTTGTACTGTGGATGGTGTTCGCATCTTCCCATCTCGCATTGCATTGGTCAGAGAACTTGGTCGCCCTGCGACACGGCTAATGGAGTTCCGCTATGTCTAAGGGTCCTAACACTTCAATGACCCGCCACAAGGCGCTGAGGTTTTGAATGATGGGCGTGCCTACCTTTCCAATCGCTCCAACAATCGACGCGTACTACCTGCTTAGGATGCACCCAGACCCCGCCATTCAACCTGGGGACATAGTTAGTGTGCCTTTCAAAGTTGTTGAGCACACAGGTGAGGGCTACCTGTTGCTGCAACCCTCAGAAAGTGATGTCGTCTGATGCTCTATGAGCTGAGGTTCGAGTGACCTACTACATCTACCGCCTCGCTACCTCCAGCGGACATCCATCAGGCGTCGCCAAACTAACCGCCCGAGGGCTTGGCACCATCTTCACGAAGGACCACCCTGAGGTGGGCGCCTACCTGAAGAAGCACCCTGGAAGTCAGTGCCTCTATCTTGCGGTGGGTGATGGCAATCCGAACCACGTGAAGCCCGACGAGATGTATCAACTGCGGCAGTACAGCCCGCTGATGTGCTTGAACCCGCGTGATGTGCGAAGGCTTCTAACCGTCCGCACCGAGTGGAGCAAGAAGTGACCTGGCCGATCCTCTACTGCTGCAGCCACAGCCACCTGCCCGACAAGGACGGGGTCATCCGGCTGCACCTTGACAACGACAGCCTCTTCACCGTCGATCACCCCTACCTCGTCTGCTACCAGAGCACCCTGGCGAAGAACACGAAGAAGCCTCGCCCTCGCACCATTCCCAACCACTACTACCAGGAGGTCGGCGACTTTGACGCCCGGTTGGTGACACCGCCAGAGGTGTTTGCGCTGCGGGACTTCTCGCACCAGTTCAAGGTGAAGAGCTACCTGCTGCGGCACCTCCTGACCGTCCGCACCGAGTGGAGCAAGAAGATGTAACGGTTACACTTCTCCAGTGTACAACCGGCCCGCTTGATGTATAATGGCTACATCGCAACCCACGGAGAACCCACGATGACCACCTTTGTTGCCCACGCCTCCTGTCACGACGCCCACGGTGAATACTCTCGCCGCAACGTCAGTGAGGCCGAGCTCCAGCTGATGACCCTTGGTAGGCTGATTCACCCCAAGGGACGCTCGATCGAGGGTGATGAGGCGCTGAGGTCCTATGACGCCTCGGTCGAGGAGCCCGACCGCGCGGAGTGGGACAGCCTCGGCACCATCTGGCAGGCGCGCAATGCCCTCATGCTCCGCTTCAAGTGGGACAAGTGGAGCGCTCGGACGCTTTGGATGGTGAAGTAACAACCTCCTCGTCGACTACCTCTCGGTGAAGCAGTAACAAGTCCGGGCCTGCCAGCTGATGGCAACGGTCTAAGGAGCCACACCATGACCACTCTTCTCATCTCTGGCACCGATCTGACCGAAGGTCAGGTCTTCCTGGCAGCCGTCATCGCCATGCCCAAGGGGCGTCCTTGGACCACCTGCAGGACGCAGGCGCTGCGTCAAGGTAAGATCCTCGTGGATAGCCTCGAAGGCAAGCTGCCCCAGAAGAAGCTGCACGAGCTGTTGGAGACCCTCTACACCATCAAGGGCGGAACCGCTCCGGAGATGGCGCGTCTCCTGCACATCGCAGATGTTATGGGTAACATCAACCCCATCTTCAGGCAGCCGATGCTTGACTGCCTGGTCGAGGAGTGAGAGTTACAATCCCGGCCGGGAGTTACACTTCTCTAATGTCAATCCGGTCCGCTTGATGTATAATGACTTCATCATCAACCAAACGGAGTTACTCAAATGGGTCAAGCCAAAAATCGCAAAGCCGAAATCGAAGCCTTGAAGGCCAACCCCTCGGCCTTCACCTTCACCAAGCCGGCCGGCATGAATGCCTACCACATCTCGGTCGACATGCCCGAGGCGGAGCTCAAGGCGTGGCTCACCTCTCGTGAGTGCCCCAAGGCCGCTGCCTCGGTGAAGCCCGGTGACGGCTACCTCAGCACCTTCATGATGACGGGCAACGTCTCCGCCATCTCCTTCCTCGCCAACTGCGACCGCAAGCAGGTGCGCTACGCCAGCCGCCCGCTCGGTAACAGCCTCCCGCTGGGCGCCATCTCCTCGACCGACGCCCTGGCAGTCGGCATCGCCAACGGGATGACCTTCTCGTTCTGATACAACCTCAACCGGAGAAACCACCATGAAACCTCTGATCGCCCTTCTCGCCATCGCCCTTCTTGCTGGCTGCGCCAGCGGCCCACGCAAGCCCCAGCCCTCGATCCTGGCGGACGCAGGTGAGGGAGCCGTCAAGGTTCAGGAGCCCTGGCTCGGTTCAGCGGAGCTCACCAAGGCCGTGGCCGCCGAGGCCTGCTCCGTCTACAACCGCGATGCCATCGGCCCGATCTCGCACAGGTGCCTCGACCAGTACTGCATGACGAAGGTCGTCCTGTTTCAGTGCAAGGCCCGCTAGTCGGACTCGGCCAGCGCCGTCTGTCGAGCCCAAAGCCGAGTGACGCTTCCCAGGGTCGGCGGCTTCGCAAACCTCACGTGGACCCGGCGGACCTTCGGGTATTCAATCTTGCCTATCTCGTAGAGGAGCCGGCTCATCTCAGGGTCAAGCTGGACTATCTCGCCCGTTGCTAGACGGACCTTTGGGTAGAAGCGACGGGCAGGCATTCAGTCCTCGTCGAAGGTGGTCCAGTCGTGGGCGATGAGCGCGTCGTCAATGGTGTCAAGCAGCGCGTTGATGAAGGCCGGGTCCGAGTGGCTCTTGGCGATCTCGCGGCACTCCTTGATGGAGAGCAGCACGATGCAGGCAGTTTCCTTGATGCCGGTCCGGTAGGCATCGACCAAAGTAGGCGTGGTGCGGGAGACGATCTTCACTAGGCAATCTTGACGTAGGAGAACCTTGACCCACCAACGCAGGTGGTGGTGGTGGTCCCCGATGAGTTGCGTATCTTGAGGGTGCAGGTGCCGGTGCTCGCGGTGGTTGTAATGAACCAGGTGTATTGAGCGACCGCCGCTACAGCGCCGGACAGCCAGGTGTAGGACGGTACCGCCGCAGGGGTGTTGTTAGCGGTCTGAGTCACGGTGATGGCGGTTGGCGAGGTGCCAAACGCCCCACCGGTAAAACCTCCACCCATGACTGACTGAAGGTTGCTTGTGTCAAGCACCAGAATTGGGTAGGGACTGGATGCCCCACCGGTGCTGTTGACAACCGTGCCATTGAAGGTCACCTTGTAGGTGCTGCTTGCAGCTGTTGCAAATGACGCACCTGTGACCGCGACTGGGGTGGTGTTTGTTGCCGATGTCTGCGAAACTGACAGGTAGGTTTCGACACCACTAGGTGGCTGCCAGGTAGGCGGACCACCCGTACCGGCGGAGGTGAGGACCTGTCCGCTGGTGCCGTAGCTGGCCGCATTGGTGAAGGAGTAGGCACCACTTGGGTTTACCCGCAGGCGCCTGATGGTCGAGCCAAACGCTCCCACCGCGATGACCAGCTCGTTGGAGGTGAGGTCGGATGCCTGGTCCGCCCCGATGACGATGGACCCTGACACGGGGCTTGAGCTCCCTAGCAAGAAACCCGCGGACCGACCAAAAGCCAGACAGTGCGACGCCTGGAAGGCGTCCTGCAGCGTCCCTGACCCGATACCCGTGTTGAAGCCGCCCGTGGCGTTGTAGAGGGCGTAGGAGCCAATGGCGGTGTTTTCGTCGCCTGTCACGGTGGCCTGGCCGGTGTAGGCTCCCACGAAGGTGTTGTAGTCACCACTCGTCCGCGACAACCCACTTGCGACCCCGATGTAGACGGAGTCAATGCCTGCGGGGATGGCGGTGGTGTTGAGCCGCACCGAGTTGGTGCCAAACTTGGCAACCTCCAGCCCGTTGAGATTGAGCGCGTTGGTGGCGGACTTGAAGGTGAAGAGGAGGTTACCCCCCATGACCCCGCCGTTGTTATACTGCACCTGGGTGTCGCCACCGGCAGGTAGGCTGGTCGGAGCCGCAAAGGTCCCGTCGGCCCGTAGGAAGTTGGTGGTGCCGCCACCTGAGGCAGGCACGACGCCAGGGGTTGCTGAGGTGAAGACGTTTGCGGTGAAGGTCAGCGAGCCGCTCGAGGTAATTGGCGAGCCCGCTACGGTGATGGCCGCATTGGCTGAGGTGGCCCCCACCGAGGTCACCGTCCCTGAACTAGCGGCGGCGTTCACCCACTGTGTGTTGAAATCCGCCCCGTCGATCTTCGCCAGCACCTGGCCGGTCGTGCCCCCTGCCGCCACACCTGGGCCGGCTGGCCCCTGGGCGCCCTGAGCCCCGGGGTCCCCTTGCGGGCCCGAGGGCCCTGCCGCACCATCGGCTCCAGGCACCCCTTGGACACCCTGTGGACCGGGGTCACCCTGCGGCCCCTCAGGCCCAACCTCACCCTGAACCCCTTGGACGCCCTGCGGGCCGGGGTCCCCTTGTGGACCGGCAGGGCCGACCTCACCCTGGACACCCTGTGGGCCTGGATCTCCCTGCGGGCCGGGGTCACCTTGCGGTCCCTGTGCTCCTGCTGGAGGGGCGACAAACGCCCCGTCGGCTCGAAGGAAGGTTTCGGTGCCACCCCCGCTGGGTGGCACGTGCCCTGGTGTGGTTGAGGTGAAGGGGTTGGTCGAGACGGTGATGGTCCCACTGGTAGTGATTGGTGACCCCGTAACGGAGATGCCCGCGTTGTTGGTGGCGATCGCCACGCTGGTGACCGTGCCCGTACCAAGCCCTACCGTCGTCCAGGTCGGAAATTCACCGACTCCATTAGATGTAAGAACCTGACCATTGCTGCCACCTGTCAGCTGCGAGTGGCGAACCAGGTCAGTTGCGGCAGCTGACGCGGTGCCTGCGTTGATCCTCGCGTGAGTTGTGCTACCTGTGTTGTTGGTGAAGGTTGTCCCACCACCAACGCGCCAGGTAAGAGAACCGTTTCCACTGGTGCCTACCTGCGTCACGATGGCGTTGGCGGCGGTGGCCCAGGTGTCGAACACCGGAGCTATGGTCGTTGACCCAAGCGGTGCCAGCTGCGTGCGGAAGGTGGTGCCTCGAGCGCTGCCTGACCAGGTCTCAGCGGCAAGAAAGGCGTAGTAGGCACCGCTGGCGAAGGTGGTGCCGTTCCAGCCCTGAGCCTCCACGTTGGCGAGGTAGTCCCCTGTGATAGGCACGGCCGGTGTCGTTGCATCACCACGCGCCTTGCGGAAGAAGATCTGCGGGATGCCGACAAACACATCTCCACCGTAGCCTGTCAGCTGCAGCGGCCGCTGGGTGTTGCTTGCGCCGTTGGCAAGCGTGACCTCGATGGCCGCGGAGTTAGCCGCCGCCAGCGGACCACGGATGGTCACGTTGCCGGTGCCGCTGTTGGCCAGCACCGACAGGACCTTGTTGGTGTTGTCCCAGGTCAGGTTGCTGGAACCAGCGAACGCCCCAGAGGAGTTGAACTGGAGCTGGGTGTCCGCTCCACCTGGAGTTCCACCACCTCCGCTGACGGTCGTCCACGTCGTGTTCGTGCCGTCGGTGCTGAGCACCTTGCCTGAGTGCGTCGCCTGGGCTGGGAGCAGCGCGTTGAGCGCCGTGTTGGCCGTGACCTGTCCGGTGCCGCCCTTCGCGATCGGCACGGTGGCCGCGTAGGCGGTCGCGTTGCCGCTGGAGACGACATCTCCGGTTAGGTTGGCATTCGTGACGACGGTTGCCGCAAAGGAGCCGGTGCCTGAGCCGGTGACCCCACCTGTAAGCGTGATGACCTGGTCACCGGAGTTGGTGCCGGACAAGTTGCTGCCAGTTACGGTGCCAGTGGCCGCTACCGAGGTAGGCGTGATGTTCCCGAGACCGATCGTCAGCGTGCCGCTGGTCGTGATCGGTGAGCCGCTGATGGTCACCCCTTGTGTTCCAGCACCAGCGACAGAGGTCACCGAGCCGGTGCCGGTGACGGTCTTCCAGGAAGGTGGCAGCCCTACGCCATTGGATGACAGCACCTGGCCGTTGGTGCCACCTGCGCCACCTACCAGCCACGGGCCAGCAGGTGTCAGCTCAAGCTGGGCAACTCCACCTAGATAGAACCTGATGCCGCTTCCAGCAGCTGCTCCACCTGAGGCAGCACCGGCATAGAGGTTGACACTACCGGCGGTGCTGCCCGCACCAACAGCCGCTCCACCTGCAAGCACGACATGTCCGCCAATGGTGGTGGATGACGTTCCGACCTGGATCTCACCAGGTGCGTTGCTGGAGTCCGTTGCTTGCCCACCGTATAGGCGCAGGTTTACCGCGGTTCCAGCTCGCGCACCACCGCGCACCACGGCGGTGTTGATGCCTGTGTCGCTGAACAGCTCCAGGTTGCCACCGACCCGGAGAAAGTTGCCACTGGTAGGGTCAGTGGTGCCGATCTGAAGCGAGGTGGTGGCTGGGTCATACGTAAGGTGGGTGTGCCCGGCCAGGCTGCCACCGGAGTTGTACTGCACCTGCTTGTCGGCTCCCGCCGCCGCTGTGCCACCGCTCACCGTGGCCCAGCTGGTCGCCGTGCCGTTGGTCGTCAGGAACTTACCTGAGTTGCTCGTCTGGCTGGGTAGCAGGTTCGTCAAGGCGGTCGTAGGCGTCGTGCCTCCGGTGCCGCCCTTGGCAACGGGCACGGTGTTCAGCGCGAGGTTGACGTCGCCTGAGCTCGTGATCGGTGAGCCGGTGACCGTCATGTCCGCGGACGTGATGCCGACCGACGTCACGGTCCCCGCAGCTGAACCACCGCCTCCACCTGAACCGCCGCGGCCAGCGGTCGACCAGATGGCCTGCGTCAGCAGGTTGGTCGTCGTGTTGGTGGTGGCGAAGCGCGCCACCTCGGTGTAGAAGCCCTTTGGAAACAGCTCGGTGAAGGGCGCGATGTCGATGCCCTGCACCGCGTCGTTGGCGTTCGCGAACTGCGCCTCGCCGACCTGCTGCACGAAGCGGCCGTTGATGCCGATCATGATGCGCTGCACCGACGCGCGGTTGGCGGCCAGCGCGACCATCGCCGTGCCGTTCCAGTACTGCGTCACCTGGACCGCCGTCGTGTCCGCCGGCAGCGAGGTCTGCAGCGGCGTCGAGGGGTTGAAGATCTTGAAGGTCAGCGGGTTGGCCGCGGCAACCGCTCGCTCGTTGATGTTACCCGTTCCCCAGGCGACAGCTGGTCCCTTGACGACGCCGTTCGTGACGCCAATGGTCAGCCCGGCGTTGGGCACGATGAGGCTGGTCGCGGCGACCTGAAGGAAGGTGTCGATCATGCCGGTGTTGCCGGCGAAGTCAGGCTGCGAGAAGACGTTGCGAAGCCCAGCTGCCCCGTCGATGAAGGTAACGACGCCGCTTACCCGTTTGACAAGCACGAAGCCGAGCTGCAGGATGGAGCGGCTCGTCAGGAAGTTCTCACCTGAGACCACGACGGCCCCGTTGGCGTCGTAGCCGAGGTAGCGGACGAAGAGGCCGTCGCTCGTCAGCCCGAGGTTGGCGAGCGGGTAGTCCGTCTGTGGAAAGCTCTTGAGCGAGGTGTTGGTACCCAGCAGCGAGTAGAAGATGGCCTTGCCGACCGGGGCGATGCGCACCGTCGTGTCGTTCAGGGCGATGAGCTGGACGGTGTCGGTCTCGGTGGTGACGCCCGTGTTGGTCGCCGAGTGGCCCAGCGCGACGATGTAGCTGGTGATGTCGGACTGGTTGAAGGGGTCCCCCGTGATGGTGCCCCAGACAGGTGTCAGCGTGGTCGAGTCGATCTGGTCGCCGGTTATCTTCTTCTGTGCCATGAGTGGTCCTTAGGTGAAGGCGTAGATGTCAACCTCGTCGCCCGCGTTGAGCGGGACCACGAAGCTGAGCTGGTTGTCACCTGACACCTGGTAGCCACGGGTGCTGCCCTCACGCTGGAGAACGCCGTTACGGAAGACCTGGAGGTAGGCGCGGCCTTGGGCGTTGGCCACGGTGGCGACGGCGGTGTCGATGACCTGCTGGCCCGCGGTGGCGACAACTGCCTGGTAGGCCGGTGCCTGCTGCGCGGCCTGTGGTATCCAGCTGCCGCCTTGGTAGGTGAGGAGGTCGCCGTCCTGAGCTCCGGCGGTGTCCACGTCGATGAGGGCGTTGAGTGGACCCGGAGTTGGGGTCGCGTTGGTCCAGGTACCACCACCGATGCAGGTGAGCACCTGCCCGGCTGCTGGGATGCCTGTCAGCACGACATCGCCAAGGATGTCAAGGCTGAGAATGTAGTTTCGCCACACCGCTCCGTCGAAGACGAGCGCCTGCCCGTTGCTTGGCGAGGTCAGGTCGACGTCGCTGAGGCTGGACAGTGCCTCGGTTCCACGTGGGTAGTTGCGCCACTCCGTCCCGGTGAAGGTAAGGATGTCACCGCCTGCGGGAGCGGTGATCACGACGTCGGTCAGCTTGTCAAGCCAGACCGGCAGCTCAACGTCGTTGAACCAGTAGCTGCCGTTGAAGCGAAGGAGCTCTCCCCCCTGTGGGCTGGTAAGCTGGACGTCGGTCAGGGCGTCAAGCCAAACTGGCAGCGGTGGGCTGTTGACCCAGCGCGTGCCGTTGTACATCAGGAGCTCGCCACCCAGTGGGTTGACCAGCGTGACGTCCTGGGCAGTCGCGATGAAGAACGGCAACGGTGCGTCAGCGACCCACTGGCTGCCGGTGTAGACCAGGGTATCCCCGCCCACTGGAGCGGTGATAGTTACATCTCCTAGCTTGTCAAGCGTGAGGTTGATGGGTTGGGAGGTCCAGTTGGTCCCGTTGAAGATCAACGCGTCATCGGTGCTGGGGGTAGGGGCGACGACGTCGCTGAGTCCATCCAAGGACAGCGAGGCCGGTGGTAGGTTGCGCCAGCTTCCCGAGGTAAAGGTGAGCAGCTCGCCCTGAACTGGAGTGGTGATCGTTACATCGGTGAGGTCGTCAAGAGCGGAGGCCCCACCTCCGGTGCCACCTGTCTGCCACAGGACGTCGGTGCCGTTGGTTGCCAGGACCTTGCCTGACTGACCTACCTGACTTGGCAGGAGGTTGGTGCGAGCCTCAACGGCGGTGATCCCACCGGTGCCACCTGAGGCGATGTTCAGGAGGCCGGTTACCTTGAGCAGCAGGTCCTGGTTGCCCTGCCCGTTGAAGCGAGTGGCGAGCGCACCGGTCGGTGGAGCCAGCCCCGCTGTCAACAGCGTCGTTGAGAGCCCTGTCGTGCCAGTTGCCGGTGTGAGGCTGACGCGGTCGCCTGACCTCGTCCAGCTGTTGAGCACCGGGCCGTCGTAGCGCCAGACCGTGGCGGAGCCATCGGTGCCCTCGCTGACCGCGACCATCTGACCGGGCGTGTTCAGCGGGTCGGCTGAGCGGGTCCACGGACCGGCGACGTCGACCACGTAGATGCCGTTCTCAGCGAGGACCGCCTGGTTCTTGACAAGGACGCGGTTGCCCGTCGCCAGGGCGACGCCGTCGATGGTCGCCGGCCCTGAGAGCGTGATTGGGTTGGACGTGTGGACGCGGACACCACCGATACCTGGATACGGCAGCGAGAACCAGTCGGTGGCGTAGTCGGTGGCCGTCGCCTTCGCGAGCACCTGCCCGACGGCTCCACCGGCAGCCACGCCTGGGCCAACGGGGCCTTGGACGCCCTGCGGTCCAACCTCACCTTGGATGCCCTGCTGCCCTTCATCACCTTGGATGCCCTGCGGTCCGGCTGGGCCGGTGGCACCTGGTACCCCTTGGATGCCCTGCGGTCCGGCAGGCCCTGGGTCGCCGGACACACCTGCCGGACCGGTGAAGCCCTGCTCGCCCTGTGGTCCAGGTGGCCCTACATCTCCCTGTGGCCCCTCAGGGCCCTGTGGTCCAGGTGGCCCTACATCTCCCTGTGGCCCCTCAGGTCCAGTTGGACCAGGGTCACCCGCTGGTCCGATTGGGCCAGCAGGGCCGAGGCCACCGATGGGGCCCTGTGGTCCTTCTGGCCCAACCGGACCAGGCACGCCTTGGATACCCGCTGGTCCCGTGCTGCCAGCTGGTCCTTCAGGCCCAGCGACGCCTTGGCTGCCCTGTGGCCCCTGAGGTCCAGCGACTCCCGCAGGGCCGGTAGCACCTGGTGGCCCGAGCATGTTGGAGCTGAACACCCACTCGCCGGCCACCTTCTGGTAGACGTCGCCCGTTGGATCGTGGAGGTAGAAGTCGCCGTCCGTGCCGGTGCCGCTCGATGGGACGACGGTCCCGTTGAACCACTGCGAGCCAACTGGGCCTTGGATGCCCTGGACGCCCTGCGGCCCAGGTGGCCCCGTGTTGCCCTGCGGCCCTTGAGCGCCGGTGTCGCCAACTGGGCCTTGGATGCCAGGTGGTCCTTGGATGCCCTGTGGCCCTGCCGAGCCGGTGTCGCCCTTTGGCCCCTGCGGGCCGGTGAGGCCCGTGAAGCCCTGGTTGCCCTGTGGTCCCTGCGGACCGGCTGGCCCGACCTCGCCTTGTTCGCCGGCTGGTCCGGTCGGTCCAACGCTGCCCTGTGGGCCAGGCAGCCCCTGGATACCCTGTGGCCCGCTCTCACCGATCGGGCCCTGTGGCCCAGGTTGGCCAGTGAGGCCCTGCGGCCCTTGTGGTCCCGTCTCACCTCGTGGCCCTGGTGTTCCTTGGATGCCCTGTGGCCCTATCGGCCCAACTGGACCTTGGACACCTGCTGGACCGATGGGACCAGCGGGACCTGTAGCACCTGGTGGACCAACTGGACCAGGCGGGCCGGTAAGCCCGATGGCGACCTCAATGGTCGTGATGGCGGCGGGCAGAGCGACGTCAACGGTCGTGACCGGCTGCGGGACCAGGACCTCAACGACGTCGAACTCATTCATACCTTGGTGACCTCACGGTCGATGATGAAGAGGCCCTCGGCGATGCGCGTCTTCAGGCCAGCGCCGTCGGTGATCTCAACGTCATACACGCACTCGAGCAGCTCGCCCTTGAAGGCGATGACGGACGTGTCCGTGGGAGCAAGGTAGAGCGTGAAGGTCCCGTCCACACCGCCGTTGGTGACCTTCGCGTTGTCGATGGTCAGCGTGAGCAGCGCGGTGGAGCTGTCGTAGGTGAGGCGCACCTGGCAGGCGCACGACCAGCCGGTGATGTCAACGGGCACGCCGTCCTTCTTGAGGACGTAGGCCCAAGAGGCGTTCGTCCCCTGCTTGACGGTGATGTTGCCGTTCTCCACCAGAACGTTGAGTGCCTGTGTGGCCATGGGTGCTCCTTGCGTAGGGTGTATTTAGTCAGGTGCCGTATCGGGAGGACGAGGTCCATCGAGCACGAAGCCGTAGCACGGAGTGGTCGCCACCAGCGTGCGCTGGACGCCCACGTAGGTCTCAGGACCCTCCATGTCGCCCAGGGTGCCGCGCATGAGGAAGAAGTGCCGCCCTGCGTCAATGGTGTAGGTGCTTCCCGCGCTGATGCGCACCGGCTCCAGATCAGGCAGGCGGTTGCCATTGGCGCCGTAGTCGAAGCACCACAGCTCAACCGGGGTCACCGCGGTCACCGTCATCCGACCAGCTGGGTGGTCTGGAAAGTCGTGCGTGTAGTCGCCCTCCTGTCGAGTGGAGTACTGGACGCCATCTACCACCAGGTTGGCCAGGCCGGTCGTGTAGAAGCCGCGGTTCGGCGCCTTCGCGCGCGGAATGGTCTCGCGAGCGATGACGACGAGCTGGCTGCCCACTGGAAAGTTCTGTCGAGTGGCGCCCCAGCCAAAGACCTCGTGGCGGGCGGTGACGACCTTCTTGCCGTTGCCGGCGTAGGTGTTTGACCAGTCGGGAAGCTGCATTCGATTACTCCTCGGTAGGGTTCATCTCGTAGATGATGACCGGGTCGGCCACGTCCACCTTCGGGTGACCGAGCTTGACGGCAAGGATGAGGTTGAAGAACCTGGTGGCCTTCGGTATCTCGCCCTCGCGCATCGCGTGCCAGAGGGCGTCCAGCTGGACCGCGACCGGTGGGTAGGCCTGCATGCGGCGCTTGACGTACTCGGGAATCCGCTCAGGTGGGACGATGTTGCTGACTGGGGCCTGCTGGCGAATGATCTGCCCGGTGGCTGGGTCGACCGCGTCGTCGGGCGAGACCGTGTCGTCCTGGACGTAGGCCTCGCCTGGTTGGAGCTGAATGGCGATGTGCGTCTCATCCACGTCAACGACGCGAAGAATGAAGCCGGTTGGGTCATAGATGGCGTAGCGTGGCATGGTGCTTACTTGTTGGTTACGATGACGACGATACCGAGCTTGCCCTTGTAGGTATCGCTTCCAGTAAGGGTTGTTCGGGTGGCGGTTATAGTATAGGTGTTCGCCAGAGGGTTGATACGCGTGACTGCCGTTGAACCCGTATCTGAAGCAGTTGGAAAAAGTGATGAGGTAGCTGATAGAGTTCCGTCCAAAGGCCCTGTATCGACCCAGTAGGTCGCTTCCTTACCGCCCCCTGATGACCTGTAGAAGGTGCCACCACCAAAGAAACCCATTACCGTAACCGACCGGGCTCCACTTGGAATAGTAACGACCACGCTGGTGATGTTGGTGGTTGACTGCGCGCTGTACGTCGTAGAGACCGCCGCGGACTTGATGTTGCCGGTGGCCACCACGTCGCCGTTCAGGGTCAGCGTGGAGCCGTTGAAGGAGACGTTGGTCGAGGCATTCCCAATGGCGAATGAGCCACCCGGGTTGAAGACAGCACCCGTGCCGGTCATATCAGAACCAGAGACCGTTGGGCTGGAGCCGACCTTCAGCGTGCCCGTTAGGGTCGCGTTACCGCCGGTAATCGTGAAACCTGGGCAGTTGAGCACACCGGCCGCGGTCACCTGGAAGTACTGCCCATCATTGACGTTGCCCAGCAGCAGCCCGCTACCGCTCAGGTGGAAGCCCGGAGCCGCACCAGCCGCTGGCCATTGATAGCCAAGCCCGTTGAAACCACCTGAGGTGATGCGGGCCCCGCTACCAAAGTTGCTTGACATCGTTATGACGCCAATGGAGCCAACGGCCGCCGACAGCGAGCCAGCGAAGGTGCCTGACGCCGCCGACAGCGCGCCAGCGAAGGTCGCGCTGCCCGACACAATGGAGAACTGGGGCCCGTAGACGTTACCGGCCGAGGTCACCTCGAAGTACTGCCCATCGTTCTTGTTGCCGACGCGGATACCGCCTACCGAGCTCAGCGCGGTGCCCGTCAGCGACTGCCCACCTGCTGGCCAGCTGTAGCTCGTGAAGTCACCTAGGTAGATGCCCGAGTTCTGAATGGACAGCGAGGTGCCGGACCACAGCAGCCGCGGCTCACCGGCCGCCGAGCTGCCGATGCTGAAGCGGTACTGCCCGCCGTTGTAGCCTAGGAAGAAACCGGTCCCGTTGTTGTAGGTGAGCTGCCCACCCAGGATGTAGCCAGTCGAACCGATGGTCAGCCCACCGTTGACCGACAGGTTGCCCGTGTTGACCGTGATCGCCGACAGGCTGCCGACCTTCAGGGCCGACAGGTAGGGGGTGTTCCACGTCGTGATGTTGGTTGACGGGTTGTAGAGCCCGTCCGAGGTGTAGACGTTCTCTCCCGCCTCGTAGGTAGGGACGTTGCCGACCCAGCCACTCACACCGAAGGCGCTCGCTGGGAAGGAGGACGGCCCAGTTGACGATGCCGTACCGGTGCCCAGTGAGGTCAAGGTCGTCTTGACATACATCACACGGGCGGAGGTGCCCTGCGCGCCGTTGGTGCCGTCGGTGCCGTTTGTTCCATCGGTGCCGTCCGCCCCGATGTAGGCGGTGGCGGTGATGACCGCGTTGACCCAGTTGACCGAGGTGGTGGCTGTCGTGGCCGCGTCGATGAGGTTGATCGAGGCGGTCCAGAGCGTCGAGCCGGTAACGGCCGCCGGTGGTGCGGCGAACCAGCCGGTTGGCAGCGTGCCACTGATGATGCCGGTGGCCCAGGTGTAGGTGTTCGTGCCTGAGATCGTCGGGATCGTCGGTGCCCAGCGGAAGAGGCGGGCGGTGGCGAAGCGAGCGCCGTTCGCTCCGTTCGTGCCGTCGGTCCCATCGAT